AAAGTAACATATCCGTGACTGACGGACACGTGTCTCCCCACGGTGGACACCATGTGTACGTGAGTGGTGGACACGTAACGTTGTCACATGTCCACCACCGAAACACACTATTCACTTTACCGTGCTAAAGCTACGCGGACAATCACGTCGCACTAAAGTCAATGCGTGCAAAATACGTGTCCTCTGGGCGATAACGCAGAGGGGCCAAATTGTAAAAATCTGACAGAGGGGTTTTAACGATCACATTACCGTCTGTCCATTCTTCGATGGTCGCATGGATGATATACGGTGTGCCGTCAGTTTCCAAACCAACCACTCCGACATGCCCGATATTGTCAAAACCGGAAGTGTCATACACACCCTCTGACGACTGCGCGGGAGGTCTGCGGAAAATAGCGATGTCACCATCATGCAGCTGTGTGATGTCGCTGAAAACCTGTTTGTTGTCCCACCACCACCAACCCAGTGTGCTTGTGTTGGTGATGCGCTGATTAAGTCCGTTAGTCCAGGCACCAGCCGATTGTTTTACCAGCGCTTTGGTCACCGACGTCCACGGATACAGGGATTTGGGATTGACCACCAGGTCGTCAAAGTTAAAAGTGGCATCGGCTGTGTCATTGGTGTAGGGTGAATGGTCGTAGTCAATGCCCAATATGGCAAACATAGCAATGTTGTCGCATTCCACCAATCCGGCACCATCACCGTTATTAAGTTTATTGCTGGTGGTATACATGAAATTTAAGCCATATGCAAATTTTCGTCCACTTTCCCGCGCATGGAGAAAACTTAATGCACAGTCCAACGCACCGCGATTACCGGTCGCCCCGTCTACGATACCATTTTTCGGGGATTTGGCGGGGTGTGCCCTGCGGGCATTGACCATAATACGGGCGGCAACGTTAAGGGGATACGTGTAGTTGATGGGTGTACCAAGCACCAGTGATACGTGTGTTGTATCATAGTTGCAGCTATACACGCTAAAAAATCGTGAATCGGTATTTGCTACAATGATAGCCCGGTCTATGGGCATGTCCACGGGAAAGGTGAAACGGTCGCTGTAATAAAATTCAGCGGTGGAAAATTTATGCACGTTGTCAGCGGTCAGCGCACAATAGCGCGTACTTGCCATGTTCAAAATTTCGTCATTTTTGGCAATGTTTGTGCCATACATAAAGCCCAACCATCCGTAGCAACTGGCCTTGAATGGCACATACAACGCGCGTTTAAGTGTACCGTCATCCCGCCATTTTGTCAAAATATCGGTAACAGTGGCCGCAACTTCGTGCTGTTCGAAATAGTTGTCCACCCATTCTTTCAACGCCTTAAACGCCGTTTCCAGATCATTCATGCCAGCTGCAATTTCCTTAACCTTGTTAAGCAGCCAGTCAAGGTTAAGTTCGTGAAAATTGCTGTATGGGAATTGATTAAATGCCATAATTAAACCTCCTTTTAATATACCATCAGACAAAACCGCTGCTTAAACTCGCTGATAATGATATGCACCATATCATTTTTAGCGCGCAAATCTAATTCTGCACTAATCATTTGTTGGGCCATTGTCACGCCAATATTGCCGTGGATATGACCGCTGTGCTCGCTGCCGCTGTTGGTAGATTGTTCGCTTGACGATTGATCCTGCATCTGATCCGCCACGTTAAAACCGGCAACTTTATTCAGGTAGCCGCCTTCACTGGTGGCCTTGTCGTTCCAGTCCTCGTATCTGTCATAGTTTTCAATGGGGCTGTATTCCGCATTCAGTGCCGCGGCGATTCGATTCCACGCGGAAACCCTGCTTTTAGACCATGCCGTGATAGCGTTTTTCATGGTTTCCGCTGCCGGATACAGTAGTTCCAGTTCTGCAAGTTCTAACATCATTTCCGGCAATACGTCGTCTTCTGTAACTCCTGACGGCCACGACATACCGTTAAACAGTGAATGGTCGTAGTCATACAGGCCTTTAATTGACATTGTCGCTCGCATCGGCTGCACCTCCTCCGGGAATTGTGGGGATTTTTCGCCAGTCAACCGACAGATCAAGCCCAAACATGGTGTTTGCTTTTCGGCACGATTCTTGCAAAGATTCCAACCACAAAGAGCATTTACTGTACGTTTCAACATTGTTTGCGTTGACCTCGTCTGTAACCAGTCGTTCCCGTTTGTCGGTGTTGGCGTTGGGAATCCCGATATGAGTATCAAACATAGATTCGATTTTCCGCATATCGGATAGCAGTTTGTCTACAATGTAGTTTTGCCCGATATTTTGGAAAAACGCCTGCCATGCCGGACTGCCATCATCGTTAAACAGATTTTTGTCAATGACCGCTGCGGGATTGCCTGCCCCAATCTGGTCATATAGCTTTTTCAGGCTTTCCGCTGCTGTCTTATTACTGGCGGCGAACACATACGACATCTTACTGTTAAAAAGGTTGATGGAGATAGTCTCTGACACAATCGCCATCAATTCCGCATAGTCGCCCACCAGATCGAGGATCCCGCCATAGTCAGGCTGCAACTTGAACAGTGTACAGTCAACACCGATACGGGGCGAGAGATTACCAGACAACAGCGGATTGCTGATCTGTATATGGGTGGGCTGGTAGTAGATATCATAGCCGGACAGCGTACCGCCCTGCGGAATCACACCATATTTGTCCGTGTTGATAACCGCAATGTTGCCCCAGCAGTACAACACATACAGAAAGTAATCCCTGCTCCATGTCTCCGGCAGTCGCCATTCGAACACCGACATAGCTTTTTGCAGCAGATAACGCTTGTAGTAGTACACAAGATTTGTGTTTTGGCTGTGCACGGTGCCAGGTGAATTATGACTTGCCAAAATGTTCTGTTCGTCATAGGAAAACGGCGGTTTCATTTTGCTTACACCTCCTATTCATAGAAAAACCCGGAACGCATATGATTTTGAATCTGGGCGGTTTCCGTGCTGGTGCAAGGGATATCAATATCGGGGTCAGAGATCATCATAAACCCCGCCAGACTATCAAGCTGCACACGCTTACAATACGGTCTGCCCCGGTCTGGTAAATCCTCGTCCGCAATCATCTGGAATGCGGCAATCAGCATACCGCTGATTGTGCAATCATTCAGGCCACCCAGCCCGCCGGACGTTGAAACTTTATCACCGAAAGAAATATTACCCAGTTTAGGAATACCGCCCAGAATACCGCTGACACCCTGCACAGCCCCTACAAGCGCATCACCCAGCATAGCGCCAAAACCGCCAGCGCTGCGGAGGGTATTTGCACCCATGCCCAAAATATTGGACTGTAACTGTGCAATAGGCATTGATACGCCTACCTGATAGTCTACAACTTGCGTTGCCGTGCCTGCGGAATTTGGGGTGATTAGACAAGTCGCTTTGCCGGTTGTCAGGTCAACGTTGACTTCGATATTGATTGATGTTGCGTCAATCATGTCGTACCCCTGAATATCCAGCATGCCAAAGCAAGGCAGACGTAAAGTGTAATGTGCGGTATCCACAGCATTCAGCCATTTTCCACGGGCTTGCTGTGGGTGTTTCGGCAGATTGACGGACGCGCCATAACTGACATATGTATTGCTACCCAGCTTATATCCGCTGCTGCCGGTAATCGTCCACCATCCCATTTCCACCTCCACCGTTCCGGATTGAGCCACAGAAAAAGGGAACCACATTATGGTGGTGAAATATTGTATTGGATTAAAACTTGCTTTAAGCTGCTCGTCTTGGAATCCGTAGTTATAGTTAAAAACTGTCGCCATCAAATCTTGGTATTGTGCATACGTAAATCCCCAATAGTTGATTATGCCACCTTGCCCAACAATTCCAACCACATAGCTACCGCTGGCTGCACTGCCTGTAATTTTCCACGTTGACTGATCTGCGTTTGCCAGTGTAAACGGGATTTTCGTCACCGTAAAGTCAGCAGTCCTGTTATAGGTCATGTCCGGTATTGTGCCGGTAAAATCGGACGCGCTGCGCTCCACATAAAGCGTTTGCGCTCCGATTTCCGCTTTCCAACTGGCCAATACGTCAATGGTCATGACAGCGTACCACAGGCCATTTTGAAACGTCCAGTTGGTGATAAAATAATAGCGGTCAAAAGCTGCTATATGCGCATAGTTGTATTGTGCGGGGTACGTCCCCGCCCCGATATTAAGAGGTAATACCGGGGCGAGGACATCTAATGTATCGTTGGAAACGCACTGGTACACAGCATCAGCAGCTTTTTCGGGAATCATTGTGCTGTTGGTTTTTTTAGAGATTTTCCACAGTTCGACCGGAAAAGCCACGATTACACCGCCTTTCTTAATCCAGCAGCAAAATAAGGCCCTTTTCCGTCATGTCCTGCATAGTGCGGAAATTGACATGATCGAAGTCGTTCCAGTAGCCGCCCTTTGCGTTGAACGGTGTGAGCTGGTTCCACGCGTTGACCTGCGCATAACCCAGCGCATCCTCATCGAACATGATGCCGAAAATACCGGCCTGCTCAATGCCTGCGCTGCTTCCGTCTCCTACCTTTGTCTTTACCGTTCCGTCCGTGCCGGTATAGACGGGATTGACGGAAATACTGTCTGGCTTCTCGATGGACTGCCAGAACGTGACAGATTCATAGTCAGTGTATCGGATCAGGTCATCATGGAACGTTTCAGACGCCACCATAGCTTTGACCATCTCCATGGCAGGCGCGTACATGTACAGCTTGAGACGATCCGGCGGGGTATGACGCATGACAGGCTTTGCGTTGATAACCGTCTGGAACATCTGGGATCGCTCGCGCATAAGCTCCATCAGACTGCGGATACGGGCATACACCCAGCGCATAAAAGGTGTAAAGTTGTCCGGCATGTATACGGTCTGCGCGGTCAACTGCTGATTGGTCAGGGCGTTATACTCCGTCAGCAAATGTACAATGCGGCTTTCCTGTGCTTCGGCCAGCAGCGAACCGACATAGTTGGCCAGCAGACCGCGCCCCACGGTTTCCCGATACTGTACCAGCTTGTCGGCGCGATTCTGACCCACCATCGAGACAAAGCGCATGAACTCCTCCGGGCCGGTAAACGCAGTATCGAGGTTGTCGCGGAAGATCGTATAGCTGTTTTCGTACACGGATTGACCGTAGAAATTGGTCTGCAAAACATCGGGCTTATTCAGGGTGTACATATCCACGCTCTTACCGTCACCGCTGGCGGGGGTCTGATCTGCGTTGTAGCCCACAGGCCACGTAAAGCGTGCGTCATCCTCCACCGGCTTATCAGCCACGGACATTTTCCGGGTAGCATTACCCCAGCGCTGCATATCCATTTCCAGACCTTTGAAACGACTGGTATAGGGCCGCTGGGAAAAAATGGTTCTGCCCCACATCTGGGACAGTGCGTTGATGATAGGATCAACGCCCGTTTTTAGTGCCGTGGTCGCCACACTGACAAATTCCGTGGAGTTAGTGGGCGTAATAACCGTCTGGCCGGTCGCCTGCTTTACAAGGCTCGTCAGGATTGTACCGGCCTGATTTATCACCATGTCATTTACAGTTGCCATTGTTATTCCTCCTTTTTAATAGGTTTCGGGGCGATGATATTTGCCAAAATCTGATCTGCCGTCATAGGCTGCTTCGGCTGCTGGCTGGTCTGCACATTGCCGGTCTGGATTGCATTTTTAATACCCAGCAGCTCACCCATCATAGCTTGATAGTCAAACGGGGCAGCGGGTGCAGCAGGTGTCGCAGGTGCAGCAGGTGTCGCAGGTGCAGCAGGCGCGGCAGGTGTCGCAGGTGCAGCAGGTGCAGCAGGCGCGGCAGACGCGGCAGGTGTCGCAGGTGTAGCAGGCGCGGGCATCTGCTCCAGCATAGCCAGCTGTCCGATTTGGTCGGCGCTATAACCGGCATGAGCAAGCGCCAAAATGTCCTTGTATGTCATGTTCTCACCTCCTTAATAAAAGCATTCGGGTAGTCCTGTTTCACAGTCGCCAGCATTTTTTCCGCGTTTTCCAGCTTCTCAAATGCCCCGACCTGCACGTGATACATGATTGTTACATGTGCAACATACGGCATTTTGAAGTGCTCGCAGATGCCCTTTGCCAGCGCTTCGGCGATCTGGTCAACGTGGTTGACAATCCATTCGGCATCGTCAATGTTGTCATGAAAACCAATTTCCGGCAGAATTGCCGGTGCAAACGGGTATTTGAGCTCGTACAGGCTGTCAGTTTCCACGATTTTAGATTTGGTAGACCCATCATACACCGTATCAAGTGCGGCCATGATGCACTTTCCAAATTTCCGGCTTTTGTCGGACGGGTAACAATGCACCCGGATTCCCTGTACAGACCCGTCAAAAGCGTTGGTGTGGAGAGCAATATAGCCGTCTACATGTGCCATATTTGCTTTCCTGACACGATCTGACAGATAGCCGCTGGGCAGATACACAACATCCACACCGCAGCGCAGAAGATGCTCCACCAGCTTATCCGCTACACAGTGCATCTGGTAGCCCTCGTTGGTGTCCCCGTATGCGTACAAGTTTCTGTACTGATCGGACGGGCTGAGGGCGATCTTAATTTTTTTAGATGTGGCCATCATCGCCCATCCTTTCGCATAGACGTGTCATAACAACAGTGTTGTTATTCAGGGCCTCCGAAAACTTGTCCATTTCTGTCTTGTGCTGCTCGTCGGACTTGACCATGCGCCAGAACAGCGCACCGCAGCAGACGATAGGAAACCCCAGGGTACTGACCAACTGAATGATTGCGTTAGTGTCCATAATATATCCTCCTTATAAAATAGGTCTGGTGGTAATGGCAGCTCGTGCGCTGCACCCGCGCATGGCCGCCCTTCCGGGGCTGTGCATGGCCGCTGCCACTACCTCCTTTATTGTATACCAGCCATGCACATTTGTCAATTTTTTTCACAAATCCATGTACTTTTTGAATAGCAGTTCAGACAAAAAATCTTCAAAAAATACCTGCTTGTAAAAATAGGCCGACACAAGCCAACTATACCGTATGCGAAAACGCGATAGATCAATAGACCCGCTGCTGTATTCCTCCGGTGATCCTGACTTATGGCTCGAGACATATAGCCATTTTTCCGATTTGTGGCGGTAAATAGTAATTTCGCCCACGCTGGAAATTGGCCGCAGCTCTTTCAACACCGCCGTTCTTGGATTTGTGCATTCTTCCGAAAAGTCGTTGTCAACGGCCATAGCCGCAAAACCTGTACCGGCTGTCAACTTATACAGCGCTGTTTCCTTTTTTTTCTTTTCCGAAATAGGGGAGCGCTGCAAGATTGCCAGAAACAGACCGCGTTCCGCGTCTTTATAAATCTCCGTTTTTGATTTATACATTTTGACAGCCCTGCCGACAATACCCAATTCCAGAAAAATAGGATTGCCCATCAAGTTAGCATTGGATAGCAGTACACATTGTACAGGAGGTCCGCCGGACAGCTCACGGTTACGGTTGACCGTCTCCACAGCATTAAAAAATGCTGCTGCTTCGTCTTTTATCGGCCTGCGGTGCCGTTCCGGGATGAACTCGTCGAAAATGATTGCCTGTACGTCTGACGCATCAATACCACGGACATCTGCAAAGGTAGACAAAGCCATGCTATAACCTATAAGCTGCTGTCTCTCCTCATCAATAAAACCGTAGCAGTCTTTACCCATCTTTTTTGTTAATGTGTTGTAGCCGTGGTATTCATCCAGCTTCTTGAACGGCGACAACTCCGGTATGCCCGTTGTTCGCGTCTCATCAGGGCGGCGGCGCAGGTAGATAAACCGCTTACCGGTATCAACCGCCGATTGCCGGAAATATTCCAGCACACCGAAAGTCTTACCGGTGCCGCGGCCACCCACCATTATTACAAATGGCAGGTGACCGGACAGCACCCACGGGATATCTACATAGCCGCTATGCAGATACAGTCCCATTGTTACTCCTTAAAAGGTAAGTCGTCTTCGTCCTCGTCTTCGTCCACGTCTTCGTCCACGTCTTCGTCCTCGTCACAGGCTTCCAGCACCGCAGCGATGATCTCTGCGGTATCGTCTTCGGACAGGGGCGCCCAGCAGTGATTATACCACTTGCCGCCTTTCTCGGCAGGCTTCTTGGACGGGAACCCGATAAACCGGCCGTTTTCGCCCTCGATCAGCTTACAGCCGTAAATGCTGATACCGTTAAGGATCATGTCAAAAAAATACATATCCTCATACGGCGTGGCGCGAATAATGGACATGCTGGAAACCCGAATCGGCTTGATCTTCTTGGTGCTCTTGGTGCTCTTGGTGCTCTTGGTGCTCTTGGTGCTCTTGGTGCTCTTGGTGCTCTTGGTGCTCTTGG